CCCTTGGCCACACGCATACTGCCACTGCGCCGACGCGACCTGAGTATCGAACGCATCTGCGCCATTGAATCCACATCCGCCCGTTTCGGATCGGATACCCCGCGAAACACGGCTCGGATGTCGCCTATAATCGCTTGCTCGCCCCGCTTCTTCGCCTTGACGCCACGAATGCTGCCACGGCTCGGGGGAGTGAGGTCCAGCAAGTGACGGATGAAGCCGCGGATCTGTTCCTTCATGAACGTCTCGCCGTCGCGCTTGGAATAATGGGCGAGCCTGTCAGCAGCCCGCTGGAACTCATCGACATGAAGCCGGAATTTCACGTCGTCACCCATTGTCATCTTCGGTCTCGTCAACCATGCGGTCGATCAGTCCGATCAGTTCGTCCGGCGCGAGTGCCTGCATCGCCTCTTCGGTGGGTGGTTCAAGCGTCCAGAGATTGGCCGCCTGGAGCGAGCAATGGTAATACTGGAGGGCACGCGCCATCGGCAGCCGCCAGATGATGAAGTCCTCGCTCCAGCCGGTGTCCTTGGCGATGGTGAACACCGCGCTTGCCAGCCAGCCGGGATTCAGGACTTTCCCGGCGCATCGTCCTCGCGGGATGGATACTTGCTTTCGACTCGGACGCTGGATGCGGCAAGCATCGCGTTGATCCGGTTGATTTCCTCCATCAACCCAGGAAGCATGTCGAAGGTGACATTGAGAGAAAACTTGAGCACGCAACGGTCCACAGTGTCGTCACGGACGGCGTCAGCGATGTCATCTTCATCCGCCGACTGCATCCATGCGAAGGCCATGATCTGCCGCTGCTCTTCCAAATCATCGAGATCCAACGGTGGATCATCTTTGCCACGAGTGAACATGGTGAGCTTGAGCAGATAGGCCAGTTGCATCGAACCCATGGTGTATGGACGCAGCTTGAGGCTGCCGATGCGGCGTTCGCCGTTGTCGATCATGCCGGTGGCAAGTTGAAGTTCGCGGTCGTTCATGATGTTAGAATTCGGAAAGGATTTGCTCGCGGGTTGCTTTGCTCGCTTCGTCGGAGCCGCTTGGAACGATGGCGATGCGCTTGCCTTTGCGGATCAGCAGCATCGGGCGCATGGTCTTCACCTTGTCGAGCATCCGGTTGTGCTGGTCGTTCATCGCCCGCAGGTATGCGATTGGGTGATTGGCGTTGGCCTCGCACCAGGGGAGTGATTCGTAACGCTTGCGGAACTCGTCGAAGGTGATGCTTTCCGCTCCCTCGATGGGTTCAAAGTGGAGTTTCGCCGCGCCGTCCATCAACCAGGTGACGGTTCGCTTCGCGCCGTTAGGAGTCTGTTCAACCGTATCCGAGTAGGCCGCTTCTGTTGCGAACATCGCACCGCTGGACAGAGCGGCGGCGACCAGCCTGGTGTTGCGGCTTTCGGTGGGCTTGGTGTCGTGATCGCGCACGACGCTGATGGTGGTTCCTTCTTTCATAGGTGATTTTCAGGTGATCGGTTGGATTGACGCGTCATGCCGCGCCTGCGGCGGGATGGTTCACTCCCGACACTTCGAACGAGTCGTAGTCCTCGTTGGTCTGGGAGTTCTTGACGGAGGTGATGATGGTGGTTCCTCCCGCGATCTGTTCGGGGATGTAAGCGCCGGATGCACCACCCAGCAGCGATTCATCGGCGATGCCCCGGCCCTTAACCGTGAAGCTGAATGACGGGTCGTAGCGGTTGCCCGTCTCGAACGCGCCATCGCTCTTCTTGAGGATCTTGTGTTCAAGCTGCTTCTGCACGTCCACGCTTTCCACCAGGGCGGCGGTGACGCACTTGACTCCGATTTCATTGAATGCGGCGGGCATGGAGATAATGAGTGTTAGATGTCGTCGTAGGCGGTTGCCTGAATTTCAAAGGACGGGAAATCATCGTTGCTTTCGGTCACCTTGACGGAGGTCACGAACGAGACGCCCTTGGTGATTGCCCCGGCAGCCACGTCGGCGAAATTCACGGTGCCCTTGCCGGACAGTGTGATGCTGCGGGTGATGAGTTTTTTCGGCTTCGCAACCACGGTGACGCCGAGTGAGTCGCGTAGGGTGGCCACTTCGATGGATGCATCTGCGGACGCCTCTTGGGCGTGTCCGGTGGCGGGAGCGAGTCCGTGAAGGTTGGTGACTCCGAAGGTGGCGGGCATGACGCCTATGGCTGGTTGTCAACCGGCGTCCAATCCACTCCGAGAATCCCTTCGATGGTGGTGAGCCATCTATTATCATCGGTGATGGCGGTGGCGTGAGCCTTGGTCCTGAATCCACCGATGGTGAATCCGTTCGCCGCAGGCAAGGTTCCTTCCATGATGCCCTTCACCGCATGGGCGAGTGATGCGTGTTGCGGTCGGTTGTCGGTGGGGGACGAAACGAGAATTTTGACCGTCGCCCGGTGGAGCGGCCCGACCACGTTTTCAATCGAATCGGCCAGCACGAGAATCGCGTGGCTTTCTGGCGTGCGGATGTCGGAGGAAGTCCCGGTGAATACCTCTGGCGCGGGAACGAGTTGCGCTGAGGTGAACAGGCTGGCCAGATAATCTTCGATTGCTTGGTTCATGGTGGTGATTTTCAGCGGCGGGCAACGCGGTATTCGATGATCCCGGAGCCTGGTTTGCGGATGATCTCCTCGATCTTGTGGCGCTCGCCGCCGATGAGGATCGTGTCGTTGTGAGCGGGCGGCGGAGTTGGCAGATGGGTCACGAGCAGCCTCACCGTGAACGTGCCATCCTGGGTGAATCCGCCTTCCTCAAGATCGACGGCAAGGCCGCTTTGCGAGACCATCGCCTGATAGTCCCTGCCGCCGATGGTGACCGGCACGCCCGCGTCTCGCAGGATTTCGACGAAGGCTTCGGCGGCAGCGGCTTGGATCGCGTTCACGCCAAGCGTGCGGTGTCAATCGAGCTGGAAACAAAACACCCCCTCCAGTTTCCCGGAGAGGGCGTTGCATGAAACCACGATCCAAATCGCTTACGCCACAGGACGGATAATCCGCTCCAACATCGGCTTGTTGCCTGGAGCGAAGCCATACATCAGGGTGAAGCTGACTTCCTGCTTGCCGAGGCGACCATCGTAACGGTCGCGGACTTGCATCGACAAACCGGTGCGCGGGTCAGTGACGACGCGAATCACGGTGTCGCCGGTGTTGGCGGGAACATCCGGCACGCGGGCGGCCATGATGAGGGACTCGCGGATACCGGCGAAGCCTACCAGACGCTCGCCGTTTTCAGGCAGAGCCGAGTATTCGATCACGGCAAATCCGTTCACGTCCGGCAGCATCCCGGAAACCACCACGTTGCCCGCCTGCGGAGTGATGTAAGCCTTGTAGAGGGCTTCGTCCTTTTGCAGCGAGTTGTAGTAGTCCGAGTTGACGAACATGAAGCGGCCCATGTCGGGGATGAAGCGCTTGTTGAGCTTGGTGCCGATGTCCACAACCGAGTCGCGACCGAAATCCACGACGGCAGCTTCGGTCTTGTTGTTGAAGTTGGCGTTGATGATGAGCGCCATCAGGTCATCGTTCACCTTGCGGCCGAGGGCGTAAGCCACTTTGTCGGCATAGCGTTGGTTGAGGTCGATTTCGCTGGTGGAGCGTTCAACATCGGTAATCGCGTAGCCCGCGTATGCGTGCTTGTCGATTTTCACGGTGACATCGACTTGCGCCTGGTCGTCGGGGACGTAGCCGGTGGCAGGATCGAAGTCATGCGCCACGGTTGGCGTGACGATGTGGGTGACGATGTCCTGATTGAACTTCACGCTCGCGGACGAGAAGTCCGTGGCGATGCGGCTCAGGATTGGGAACTTCGCGAGCAGGGTGTTGAGCGCCGTTTGGGCGATCAGCGGGGAATTGACGGTGGCGTTGCTGTTGGACATGGCGGCTTAGCGGTTGAAGTGGGAAGCGAGGTGTTGGTGATAGAAGGCGGCGGCTTCGTCGGGCTTGCTGGCGTTCACCAGGCGCGTGTATTCGGCGACGAGGTCTTGAAGCGAAGTGGCCTGGGTGACGGCGGCTTGGTTGTCCCCGGCGGGAGTGACGCGGGCTGGCATCGTGGTGCCGGTGGAGGCGACGACTCGTGCGACCTCGGTTTGCAGTCGCTTGTCGAAATCGGACTGCGACGCAGTGAGTTCCGTGATGCGGGCTTGCAGCGTGGATACCTGCTCGATGGCCTTGTCGTGTTCGCCGGTCAGCGTTTCGAGTTGGGCGGAGAGCGTTTCCACTTCGCCGCGCAGCGAATCCGTGGTGACGGATGCTTCGTTGAGAAGTTCGGTCTGGGCTTGGTGATCCCGCGTGAGTTTTTCAACCTGGGTGCGGGCTTCGGCGAGTTCGTCTTCGATGGTGGTGTTCATCGCCCGTGATGCCGTGTCAACCGACGCGTGATAGACACGGAGACGGCGCATGGCATCTGCACGATCCGCGACCATGCCCGCGAGGTTGTGGCGCTGGGCCTGCTTGCCACTGAATGTCTGGCCTTCCATGGCCTCGGCGGGGATCGCACGCCCCTTCGCTAGAACCGCCGCATGGAACTCCCCGGCGATTTCCGCTAGGTTGGAAGAGATCAGTTCGCGCTGGTCGTCGGTGAGCGGGGTGCCGGGCGCGCCCATCGCCTTGTATTTGCCGACGGAAAAGACCTCGACCTTGATGCCCGCCTTGTCGAGGGCCGCACTGTTGTCGAGCACCGCCTGAACGACACCGATGGAGCCGACTTGCGCGGATGGCGTTGCGTAGATGGCGCGTGCCTGGCTTGCCACCCAGTAGGCGGCGGAGCACATGAGGCCGGACGAGAAAGCATAGACCGGCTTTTTCTTGTCGAGGGCGGCTACGGCGTTCGCCAGTTCCGGGGTGCCGGCCACGGTGCCGCCCGGGGAGTCGATGTTGAGAAACACCGCCTTGATGTCATCGCGTCCCGCCGCTTCGCGAATCGCATCGCCAATTTCCTCGGAGCTGGTCGCACCGAAGAAAATTCGGGCGAACAAATCGGGCTTGCGAAGAATCGGACCTTCGATGGCGACCACGCCGATGCCATCCTCGACGGAAAGCAGTGAACTTTCGGATGCCTGCTTGGGAAGCATTCCACCGCGATCCACCAGCCCCCGCAGGGAAGCGGCCATGGATTGCAGGGCATCAGGTTGGATCAACCATTCACGGGTTTGCAGGAGCGGATTCACTCCCCGTCAGTGGTGTCAACGAGCCACCCGACGGCTTCCAAAGCATCTCGACCGGCACGCCGTGTTTTTCGGCAGTTTCGAGAATGAGTTTCGCATCACTGGCGCGGCGTTCGATTTCCTCACCGAAGTCGGCACCGAGTTCCTGGAAGTGGTCTGATAGAGTCTTGAGTCCCATCTCCACGTCGGCGCGGTTCTGTTGGGCTTCGCGTCCGGCGTCCACGGTTACACGCTTCGGAGGAACCGACGAAATCTTCCACCATCCTTCGATGGCTGGCAGGATTCCACGGCTGATTGCGTCGCCGATCACATAGGTCCACACCGGGCGGATCAGTCGGCGTTCGAGAATCATCTGGCGGAATGAAAACCGACGGTCGGCCTTGGCGACGATCAATCGAACGCCAGCACCACCGATCTTGCTTGAATCCGCAGCGAACTCGAAAGGGATCATACCGAGAGCGGAGTCACGCCGCAGGTGTTCGAGGAATCCGGTGAATGTCGGGCTGGGTCGGTTGGATTGGAAGCTGTCGAGTGATTCGTCTGGCTTGAGTGCAACCAACTTGCCGCCGACGATCTTTTGGAGCGACACCGGATCGCTGGGTTCGCCCGCGCCTGTTCCCGCTCCGACCACGAAGTCACCGTTGTCGTCCAGTTCGCCGCGTGCCGTTTTGAGGATGCGCGACACGTCGGCATTGTCTTTGACGGCGTGCTTCTCCAGGGCAAGCAACTCCATTTCATCAAGGACGTGATTGATGGAATGCTGAATCGTCGGATGCGCTCGCACGCCGCCTGCCCATTCAGGTTCATGAACGTGGAGGATGGAATCGGCAGGCATGTCGCGGGATTTGCCGTTGTCCTCGATCACTCGATAGAAAAGCGGAGCGCCGAAAGGATCCAGTCCCACGCCATCCACGGTTTCTTGAGAGCCGTATAGGTCGCCGATGCGGTGGCTTTCAAGCAACTGGATGCGTGGTTCTCCGTCGCGGTCGCGGGTCTTGTGGATGAAATACTCGCCGTCGATGTCCATGCCGCGACAAACGAGTGCCTGGCATTCCTCAAACGAGAATCGCCGGGTGATTTCGCAGCGGGCGGACCAGAGGGCGAAATACGCCTCGGCAGCGCGGTTCCACTCGGGTTCGGGCGATTGAGCCTGCACGCGGATGCCATCGCCAGTCGAGTAGATCGCCATGTTGGCGACAAGCTCGCGGACGAACCCCGAGTTCTTGTGCATGTACCGCGACTTGCGAACCAGTTCGGTGCGCACCGAAGAAGTGAGTTCATTGCGTGAGTCGGTTGGTGCTGCCCCAGGCACGCTGCCACGGCGCGGCGACCAGTTGGCGGCCTCAAACGGCGAACCCCATGCTTTCGGAACAAGCACGGGTGGCAGAAAGAGACGGGCGATAGATTGGAGGCGGTTCATTTCGGCAGGTATCCTGAAACTTGCGACACGGCGATGGTGCGGGGACGGCCGTAGGTGGCTGGATCGAGCACGCGGAGCGCATGGGCGCATTCCTCAAGCACCTGATCGACCGGCATGGTGAACTGCTTGGAAGCCGAGCTTCCACTGTCGGTCCAGTTCATGAGCGTCTTGCCCTCGATCAGGAATTCCTTCGCTCGCTGCTGAATGGCGAGCACCTCGGAAATTGTGAAGCCGGTGATGAATAGTCCGCGAGCCATGCACGGCGACGGGTGTCAACGACCACGCCAAGTGGCGTTGTTGCCGCGTGTGTCGACGTGGACGAAACCCGACGAAGAATAGAGTCCGAGTCCACCGGTGAATTTCCCGGCCTTCCGCCATTCGATCAGACGGTCATAGACGCGCTGAGGGCTCACGCCGTCGATGGTGATGTCGAGTGCCGTGAATTCCTTGTGCTGGCTGAGAGGGGCGCCGCCAACCGTCTTGTTGTAGTCGGGCGAGCGGTAGGAACTCAGAATGCGGCATGGCTTGCCGAATGACTCACGGAGTTCGTCCACGACGCGGAGCGTGGGCACGATGTTTTTCCAGAGCCGCTTCGGAGGTTGGCTGTTCTTCACTCCTTTTCGCTGCGCGGCGAAGTAGGATTCGAACTCGCTCGCTCCGAAGTGCCGGAATTTCTGGGATTCGAACCAGTCGCTGAACGTGCTCATGGCTTACTTGGAGGTGCGGGGTTCGACGATGATTTCAAAGCGACCGTCGGGATACACCTTGATCTGACCGTCCTTGCTGGCGAACTGCCCTGTGATCGGGGGGGTCATGCATGACGGGAGCAGGAGCGACAGGGCGGCGAGGAGGATTTCGGTTCTCATGGTTCCTCGTCCGAGGTGTCAACTGGCGCTGATGTCACCGCTTCACGGCCCACGATCTTGAGCATGGTGGCGGCGGCGACCTGTTCCGCCTCGCAGTCGTAGTAGTGGTTAGGTCGGGAACCGATCCTCTCATACAACCACTTGCCGTTCTTCTTGATCCGGTGCTCGCTTTCCATCTGGGCGAGATAGTCATCGTCGATGTCATCGGGCACTTCCCACACCGGGCCGTCGTCCGGATTTTGATTCCGACGCAGGCGGGCGAGCGTGTCCTTGATGTTGAGGTTGGACCAATAGAACACGGAGCATGATTGCCCCCGGCCGAGAACAACTTTCCTGCGCGGCGAATAGAACCGCTCTACCGATTTCCGGCCTTTGACCTTGTGGGTGAACGTCGCTCGCTTGTCACCCATGAGGGCCGTCCATCCGTGTGCCGCGCATTCGCGATACACGTCATAGGTGGCGTGGCCGGCATCGACAAAGACGAGGTTTGGATGAATACCGAAACGCTCCTGCACGGTTTCCACGTCGGTGAATGTCAGGATCCGCTCGTTCCAAATCAGGCGACTTGATCCGTCCTCCGCCCATGCGCGGACAACGAGAAACAAGTGATCCATCTGGCAATCGACTGTGAGGATGCGGAGTGGACACGCGCACGGTTCGCCAGCCGGAACCAATCGCCCCTGGGCATCCACGCCCGCCTCGCCGTCCCAAGTTTCGCCTTTCAGATAGCCGCCCGGGACGATGTCGAGTTTGTAGTCTTCCAGATACTCGCGCCATGCGAGGGCGAGACGTTTTTGATAGAACTGCTGGATCAAACTCACGTCGCCTTTGCGGGCGGCGGCCTTTGCGCGGAGATAGAGTTCGGCCAGACGGCCCCAGCTCATCGCGCACATGGCGTTCCAGTGGAATCCGGCGTTTTCCTTCGGCGCGTTCGGATTCATGACGACATACTTGCCGCTGAGATTGAGTTCGCGGCGGGTGCGGTCGCTGTCCTCGAAGTAGTGATTGCAGGACGCGCAACGCATCGAGGTGGTGTCGCGGACCTTCTGGAAATCCCACTCGCCGGATTCGTCGCGGGCGTCCTTGCTCCACTCGACTTGCTCCCACTTGAACGGCTGGCGCTGGTGACAGTGCGGACACTCAAACGTCCACTCGCGCATGTCGGTGGTTTCGTATTTGCGGTGTGTGTCGTCGTCGTCCTCTCCGCCTTGTGACATGAACAGGCACTTGCCGAGCCAACCGAACGCGGTGACACGAGCTTCGGCTTCCGCCATATGGCCGATGGGCCACCGCCAGGTTTCGTCACCGATGAGCCAGCGAATCGAACGCCGCTGGAGGTTGGTTTTGTTGTGCGCTCCCAGCACCCAGAGTGTCATGCCATTGGCGAAATGAACCGTGGCGATGCGCTTCTTGTGACGGTTGGCCGGATAGAGGGCGCTGACCGGTTTGCATTCGTCGAAGAGTTTCTGGAGGCGGCTTTCGCTTTGGTCCTTCGCGTCATCGTCGGTCTGGTCGAGCCACAATGTCGGGCCTGGATGGTTGGCGATGATGTGGGCGAGTCCAAGTTCGCCAACGCTGGTTTTGCCGCTCTGAATTGCGGCGATGATGCTCACGATGCGGATCTTCGGATCGACCAAGGCTTCCATCGGCTCACGCATCCATGGCGAGTTGGCCGAACGGAACCGACCGGGAATGGGGGAGTATGGGATCGAGGTGATGTGTTCCTCGCACCATGCCCACGGGGGACGACGATCCGGCGGACGCCAGGCATTGCGCCAGATGCGTTCGAGTTTCCTGCGGGCGGGTTCGATGGTCTTCATTCGCCCTGATGGAGGATCGTCAACACCTCGTCGATGGCACGACGCGCTTCCTCCTGAATGCCGGTGGCATCGAGACCCGATAGAATTGGCGGCAATTCCTGCTCGAACTTTTTGCGGAGCATCGACGTTGCCTGCGCCACGAACTCGGTCCATGCCTGCCGGACTTCCTCGACGGCCACGTAGTCGCCGCGCCGGATGCCGAGCCGCAGTTCCCGTTCTTCGACCTCAGCTAACAACTTGCGGGCCTTGAGTGACGATTCGATGTCACCTGGTTCGGCAACCTCGCTGCCCTTGAGATCATTGCGACGCATGAACTCCCGCCACGCGGCCACGTCGTGCATGCCGTTGGCGGCAGGCTTTGGGGCGTCCTTGCGTTTCTTCCAGTTGTTGAGCGACTGGCGCGTGATTCCCAGGATGGCCGCGAGTTCGACGTAGGATGCGGCGTTGGTGGGGGCGGCACCGGTGCCGGTGGCCAGCGTTTGCAGCATCGCCCGTTCGGCACGGGTCAGCTTGCCGCCCTTCTGCACACGACCGACCAGATTGGCGAAGTCTCGCGAGAGTAGTTTTTTGGCGATGTCGGGTGATACAGGCTCCATCCGCAGATTGCGGAGGCGTCAACCGGGCATCATTTCCGTTTCCGCTTGGGCTGGATGATTTCCAGCATCATCTGAAGTCCGAAACCCTGCGGCATCGCTCGTTCCTGCTCCCAGTTCTCCAGGCTGCGTTTTGAAACCTTCAACGCCACGGCGGCGTCGCGCTGGCTGTAACCATTGCGTTCCCTCCATTTGCGGAGCAGTTGGGCGAAGGTTGCGTGATCCATGAGACTGTCCGCAGACTACGGATGATCGTGGTTGTGGTGTCAAGGTTGACGGCGGGGGCGATGGCATGAGCATTCCCGTGCATTGCGCCCATACCACTCTCGTTGATCCGAACACGCTGAAACCGAACCCGGTCAACCCGAACCGGCACAGCGCCCACCAGATCCAGCTTCTCGCGTCGATCATCCAGGAACAAGGCTGGCGCAATCCCGTCACCGTATCGAAGCGCTCGGGCCTGATCGTCCGCGGTCATGGCCGGTTGGAAGCGGCGTTGCTCATCGGCTGCGAGACGATCCCTGTTGACGAGCAAGACTATGCGAGCGAAGCGGAGGAACTAGCCGACCTTCTTGCCGACAACCGTTTGTCTGAACTCGCCGAACTCGATGAAGACGATCTGCGGAGAGTGCTCAAATCCATCGCTGACGCAGATCCCGACTTCGACATCGAGCTGACCGGCTTCATGGAGGACGAGATTCGCAAGCTGATGGACGACGCGGGGAATCCCGAGGATGAACTTGAAACGATTCCCCGGATGGAATGCCAGGCATTCGAGACGCACGACTACCTCGTGTTCATGTTCCACGACCTGCGGGATTGGATGCAGGTGCTTCAACTCATGGGAGTGTCCGAAGTTGACTACTCGATCACCCGCAGAACCAAAAAAATCGGCATTGGCCGTGTGCTCCATGGAAAACGACTCATTGAACTCTGCCGCCGCGCCAGCATGGCCGGAATTCCGCCCGTTGAAACTTCGTCTGGTGATTCTGTCCCGGAGCCGAAGCCGCTCGATCACCAGCCACAAGCTATTCCCGACGGCGACACTGCTCGTTCCCGCAAGCGAGGCTGAGCATTACCGGCACACCGGGCTGGAAATCGAAACCATCCCCGACGAGATCGCCGGCATCAGTGCCGTGCGGAATTGGGTGCTGCGGCATTTCAAGGACGACGCCATCGTCATGCTCGACGACGATATTTCCGCGTGTGTCTGTATGGTGTCCCTTCGGTGCCGGAAACTGTCCATCGCCGAAACCATCGCCATGCTCGAAAATTCGGCCTGGTGTGCGCGTGGGGCCGGGGCACGATTGTTCGGCTGGCACCAGCGGAGTGATCCACGGCTTCTGCAACGCAACGATCCATTCGGTGTGAACCACTGGGTCGGCGGGGCGGTGGGCGTGGTGCGCGACGAGAAAGGCGGCGTGCCGAAGTGGGATGAACTTCTCAAATGCAAGTGTGACATCGACGCCACGTTGCAAGAGTTGATGGACAACCGGCTGGTATGGAATGAAGCGCGATTCTGTTTTGTCCAGGAGCGTGACAAAAACCTCGGCGGCAACAGCCTGTTTCGCAGTGAGGAACGCATCGCCACCGAGAAGCGATACCTCAAGCGCAAGTGGAAGGCTCACATCCGTCTTGAAACCTACAAGAGCCAGGACCGCGTGTCGATGGATGCACCACGTCGGCAATCGGTGAAGCTGTGATAAATGGCGTCCAATACTGCTTTCACCTCGTGTGCCAAACTGACATTCTAGCAGACGATGAGTTATCACCTACACACCAAGCGCGGATACTCCTTCCCTGGAGTGTCGAGCGCGATGCAGAAGGCGATCCGGCGCGGTGACGCAAAGCTGGCCGGATATTGGGCACTCGAACTTTGGGCGAGCGGATTTGGCCAGTATGTCTGGCGGCGTCTGCTCACCGTGAGCGCGGAGGATTGCTGGGGCATTATCACAGCGGAGGTCAAGGCGCTGCACGACAGCTACACCGAGATCAACCGCAACAGTCCGGCAAAGACACCCAAGGGCCGCATCTTCGTCTCCAAGGCTGTGATCCTGCTTTGCCTCGCCAAGAAGAGCCGTGATCCCGATCACCTGCAAAACTTCGTCTATGACCAGCAGGCGGGCTTGGACCCTGAAACCCTCACCGATGAACTCGAACAGGCGGGCGAATACATCCCCATCCCCGATTACGCCTACGACTGCCACACGCCGCAAGGACGCAAGATGGGCAAGACCAAGGCTGAGTTCTTCAAAGCCGAGCATGAGGCGCTCAATCCATTCATCCCCGGCCTGTTCGACAACCTGATTGATTCCTGATAAACCACCAACCCCGAGATCCCTATGGGCATACACCTGATGCAACCCCGCTTCCCGCTTGGGAAAATATACGCCACTCCCGGCGCGCTTGCGCTGAACGTGGACCTGTCGAAATACCTTCGTCGTCACCACTGCGGCGATTGGGGCGATGAACTCTGCGCCGAAGACAAGCAGGCGAACGAGCACTCGCTCGACGACGGAACCCGGCTACTCAGCCGCTTTGCCACGCCGGGTGGTTCGATCTACATCATTACCGAGCACGATAGGTCGATGACGACAATTTTGTTGCCGTCAGAATACTGATGCGGCGGCCGTTCAATCCGCATGCCAACGGTGCATTTCCGCGCCTAACGGAAGACTAACAAACGCGGATGGTGGATGTGAGGGCCGACCATATTGCCATCCCTTGTGCGGGGGTCGTGTGTCCCTACGGCTGATTACGCGGCAATAAATCGCTCTGAAAAATGGTGCGGATGGTGCGCGACAAATGACGGGATTGACTGGCAGGCAGGAGGATGCCGGAACGCACATCCTTCCGGCACTCAAAACCATGAATGCCATTACCAAGCCAATGCTCGCCTCCAAGTGTGAGCGCCCCGACCTGCTCCCATTTCCCGTGCTCGCCACGCCCAAGCTCGACGGCATCCGCTGTCTCAAGCTCGGCGGCAAAGCACTCACGCGCTCGTTCAAGCCGATCTCCAATCGGTTTGCCCGCGAGTGGATCGAAGCCAACCTGCCCGACGGCGTGGACGGCGAACTCATGCTGCGCGACGGCACGTTCTCGGAAACCACGAGCGCGATCGGTCGTCGTGACGGCCAGCCGGACTTCGTCTTCCACATCTTCGACTATGTGTTCGAGGGGCGATTGGACGAACCCTACCGCCAGCGCGTGGCGGACCTCGACGGCCTGCTTGGGTTCAGCGATTCCGACCCACGCTCGCGGCATCTGATATTCGTGACGCCGACGCTGGTTCGCAATCTGGCCGAGCTTGAAGCTTTCGAGACCAAATGCCTTGATGAGGGATACGAGGGCGTGATGGTCCGCACGCCGCATTCACCCTACAAGTGCGGACGGTCCACCGAACGCGAAGCGTGGCTGCTCAAGATCAAACGCTTTGAGGACGCGGAAGCCGTGGTGCTTGAACCTTACGAGGGCATGACCAATCAGAACGCTGCCGAACAGGATGCCTTCGGACGCACGAAACGCAGTCTCGCCCAGGCTGGCATGATTGGCCGGGGAGAACTCGGCGGGTTCATTGTCCGCCACCTTTCGACCGGGGTGGAATTCCGCTTGGGATACAACCATGTCGTCGGCGGCATCGACCGGGTGACGCTCTGGATGAAACGCGAAACCCTGATTGGCCGCGTGGTGAAGTTCAGTCACCAGCCAAGCGGTGCGAAAGAGGCACCACGGTTTCCGAAGTTCATCGGCTTTCGGGAAGCATGGGACATGTAATTTGCGGCCCTGTTCAATCCGCATGCCAATGGCATCTAACGGCAATAAATGGCCGATAAAAATGGTGCGAATTGGCGTGCGGATGGTGCGCGACAAACGACGCGGGTGGCTGGCAGGAAGGAGGATGTCGGAACGCGCCACTCATTGGCTCACCGGCCTCAGATTCCAACCTAGATCACCATATGAAACCGCAAGATCCCAAAGCCGAATCCATCACCTTCGGAGTTGAACTCGAAACCACGATCCCAGCCACCTCGGGAGTTGTCGTTGGTCCCTACCACGGTGGCAGCACGGTGCGCAACGGAGCGCATGTAGGAACCAATCTGCCCCTTGTAGCTCCGACCTACAATGGTTCCCACTGGAAAGCCGAACGTGACGGTTCCATCCGCGCCAACCCGGGCCGCATGGCCTGTGAGTTTGTTTCACCCATCCTCCAAGGCGGCGAGGGCATCGAACATCTCCTTCAATTCGTCGATTGGGCCAAAGCCATCGGGGCGAACGTGAACGGCTCATGCGGATGCCATATCACCGTGGGCGTCAAATCCATCATCGGCACGGACGACCCGCAAGCCATGAGCGAATACGGCCGCAAGCTCGCCCACATCGCACGGTGGCACGCCATGAGCCTCTATGGCCAAACGGGAACCGGACGCCACCTGAACCGATACAGCCACACGCTCGGCGAGGATGTGGGAACTCTGGTCCGCCAGATGGAACGCAACAGCAACCCTGCCAGGAAAGCCGACGCCGCCAGCCGGTGCGGGCGCGGGATGATCAATTTCAAAAAGCTCTTCACCCACGGCGTGATCGAATTCCGGGTCTTCGCCGGCACGCTCAATCGCCACAAGCTGCTGCACCACCTTGCCACCGTGATGGGCCTTTGCCGCCGCGCAGCCGAAGTCGAATGCCTCGGTGCCTTCTCGAAGAACAAGTCACAAGCGAAACGCACGGCCACGGCGAAGGACGCTCTTCGCTTCCTCTGGGATTACCTCGGATGGACCGGATCAAAGCGCCCCGTCGCCTTGGGTCTGGTCGGCCCCCTGCACTCGGAATTCAAGCACTACCGGAAGATCGCCGACCGGATGTGTCGCCGCTTCGATTCCCGCTTTCCCTACGCCAATCTCTAACCAAACGAAAACCATGTGTGTAATCCTAGTATGCCCCGCCGATGTGCGGCCTGATAGAAAAACCCTCGCTGCCTGCCACGAAGCGAACCCCCACGGTGCCGGTGTGGCATGGCGGGAGGATGGAGTGGTGCGCTGGTTCAAGGGACTCGAACCACGGGAACTCGAACCGCTGATCGCCGGACTCGACGGTGAAATCGTGATCCACTTCCGGTGGGCGAGCGTGGGGGAGGTGACGCCGAAACTGTGCCACCCGTTCCCCATTTCCGCGAAAGCCACGACCCGACTGTCCGGCCATGCCCGCGCCGTGCTCTTCCACAATGGAACGTGGTGCCAGTGGCGCGAAACCCTGCGGCGGATGCCCAAGCACCGGATGCCCGATGGGCTTTTGTCCGATACACGGGTTGCCGCGTCCTTGGTCGATCTCTGCGGCATGGACACGCTCGACCGGCTTCCGGGCAGGTGGGTGTTCTTTGACCGCGACTTCACCGAACTCTACGGCGACTGGCGCGAGTGGCGCGGCATGAAGGTGAGCAACCTCGGGTTCACCTATGGACTGAACACGCGCCCCTCACTTTTTGCGCCCAAAGATACGCAGTCTGCGGATAGCCACCACCAACCCTTTCTCGATTTCTCGGACACCTGCGGCAACTCGGACACCTGAGCCGCCCGCATGTGCCCACTCCAATGAAACCATGAACCAAAAAACAGACACCATGAAGACCATGACCAAACCAGTCGTGCAGATCGGAGACCCCGTGAACCGCACGTTCCAACCCGCCTTTGAAATCGACGCCCATGCTTTGTTGTGGGCGAGTGCCAAAGGACGGGACTTCGTCCCCGCCATCGCGACGATTGGCCGCAAGAGTTATCAGAACGGACCCTTGCGCCAGGAACCGCTGCCAGACGCTCGCAAGTATCCCGTGCTGATCGAACGCATCGGCTATTGGGAAACCGCGCTGGAACTCGATGATCCACAAATCCTGCTAGAGGCTGCCGTGACTTCGGCGCTCAACAGCTTCCATGACCTGATGGAAAACAACCCGCTGGCGGCAGACCCACAGAAGTTCGTCGCCGCCATTACCCAAGCCGCACGCGAATGGGCGGAAGAATGCTTCAACACCGAACAGCCATGAAAGCCGTCATTCACTTTCATAACAGCACCGGATGGGGCGGAGTGTTTCCCATCAAATCCCGCGAGTCGGTTGTCGAACAAGCTGCCGTCACGCGTCATGAGCCAAAAGTGATAGAAATGGAACCTCTGCTCACCGAGCAACAAGCCTGCGCCTACCTCAAAACCTGCAAGCGCAACCTCTACTGCTGGAGGATGGCCGGACTCATTCCCTACATCAAAATCGGGCGGTGCGTGAGATTCCGCCGTCTCGATGTCGATGAAGCCCTGCAACGTATGACCAAAAGAAAGAAAGCAAAACCATGAAACGCACCTACAAACTGATAGCAAGCCGTGGCACCGAGATCGTCTTTGATGACCGTCTCCAAGCGGACAGCCCCCGCGATGCACGCCGGGAAATGAAGAAGCTCCTCGGCCTCGAAAGCCTGAGCGGCATCGTGTATTCCATCACCGAGATTCCCGTGGACCTGATCCGCGAGATCGTGGACGCCAGGATTGCCGAGCTTGCCGGTGGAGCGCCGATTCAAACACCAGTGCCCGCCGATGTGGAAGCACTTGTGATGGACCGCCTGAAACCGATCCTCCGCCGACTGGCTGCACTGGAGCAGACGCCGAATGAACCGGAGCGGCCCACCCGCTTCGACCCGCTCGCCATCTTGCCCGACACGCCACCGGAGCCGGACTGGAACCTCGTGAGACGCCACTTCCGCCGCTACGGGGATCCGCGCAAGACGGCTGAAAAATACGGACTGAACCTGCGCGACCTGAACGCCCGTGCCAGAAGGGAGGGTTGGGCGGCATGATCGAGGTCAAACCCTATCACAAGGCGGACGGATACCGCACCCGCCATTGGGCCGTGTATGTCGATGGTGAGTTGCTGGCTGTGGTGCTCTATCGAAAGGGTGCGATGGCCATTGCCGATCTGATCCTCAACACCCGTGCTGGAAAGGTGGCGAGTGATGCCGCGTAAGCCACCGGTTGCGCCCACCTGCTTCGTCCCGTCCTGTCCTGCGGATTTCGTGGGGCAGGCGGGTAAGGTGGCAGACGTGCTTTTGCGAAAGGCCGAGCGCCTGCGGACGAACCCCAACCAACCAATCAAGCTGTTAGTGTCCGGTGCTCCCGGCATCGGCAAGACAAGTTTGGTGAACATGATCGCTCGCACGCTCGCCAGTCACCCCGTTGCCATCGAGGACGTGAACGGCAAGGAAGTGGGACTCGAACTCGCCCGTGAATGGACACGCTCACTCGCCTATGGGGCGCTCTTCGGATCGTGGTCGGTCAAAGTCGTGAATGAGTTAGACCGATGCTCGAAGGATGCACAGGATATGCTTCTCACGTATCTCGACCGGATGAAGCCAGGCCATGCGTTCCTCGGCACCACGAATCTCGACCTCGGCAGCCTGACCGAACGCTTCCAAACCCGCTTCCAATCGGTCCGGCTCCAGCCACCGGAAAACGAAGTTCTCGCGGCATTCCTCGCGAAGCGCTGGGCTGTCCCTATTGCCACCACCCGGATGATTGCGGCCGGGGCAGCAGGAAACGTCAGGGCTGCGATGGCAGATTTGGAGATGTGGTTGGGCTGAGGTTCATATCTTTCCCGAGCCTCCGAATCATTTATCGCTTCGCCGCCATTACACGCTGAAATCCAGCATCCGATAAGAGTCCGGCATCATGGAATGCCTTCGCCATAGAAATCTGGCGGTCGCCAATCTTGTCGTTCTTCTTCTGGTTCACGCTCAGTGGCATCAGTTCCAAGTTTGCGATCACATTATCGAGTTCCGGTGCAACGGCCCGTGGGATGATGTGATCTACCGAAAGCACCTCACCAGCATACGGACCTTTCCTCACGGTGGCGGTCTTCCCATGTCTCATATCGTCTAGGTCTGCTGGCGTGGTGGAACCAAGGCGTTCCAGAATCGTGACATTGCGAACCATCGCAGCAGAAGTCAGACGGCCCTTTTCGGTGCCTCCCCAGCCGATACTTTCAACGGCACTATCTGCCACCTTGGCAGGATCCTGCCCATTCACCTTGGCTTGCCACAGAATCTCGGTGACCTTCTGGATTCTCGTATTGGCTCCTCGGTCTCCAAGAGTGGCGAGTTTGGCGGGATCAATGAGGGGATGAATTAACTTGGGCGCGTCATTGGCCGCTACCGGGCGGCTGCAACACGGGGCGAACAGAAAGAGGGATAGCAGAAGAAGATAGCGGGACATCAGTGCAGCAACAGAGTGGAGATTCGTTGGGAATTTGGCAACCGACCTGTTGCTTGTGGCCGACATCGCGGGGAAATATCATATCTGTGAGGCTGTAAACGCCCCATTGTGAGGAGGAAATCTATTTCCGTGACCGTTCCAGTCCTCGGGTCTCCCCACCCTCACTCAAATTCCATGAAAGGTGCGTTTTTCAACTTTACACTTTTTTCACGTCGGGGGCCGTATCGTTTGGGAAGAAAATCCGTGGGTTCCAATCCAGTTCTTTCCCTACTGACACAAGGGATGCACGAGTTTCCGGCACGTCCGCTGGATGGGCGTCTTGATGGACCACGGCAGGTGTAAAATCAGTAAAGCTGGAGTCCGATAACTGTAAAGCGGCGGCGGCTTTCGTCGCGGCATCCAGCATGTCCATGACGGAGTGGTTTTTGCCTGTGCCGACGTTCAGAACGGCCGATCCGGGACCGGGCCAATGGAGAGCAAGTTCGACCGCCCGGGCTACATCGGAAACGTGGGTGAGGTCGCGGCGGTGGCTTCCATCACCATTGATTACGACTGGCTGGCCCGCCTCGATCTTGCGACGGAACGCTTCCAGTGCGAGATCTGGGCGTTGACCTGGACCCCAGACGGAGAAGAACCGCAGTGCGAGAAAGCGCAGACCGTGGAGGCGGGAGTAGAGTCGGCCCCATTGCTCGCCGTGGAGTTTGGTCAGTGCGTATGGGCTGCACGGATCTGGCGTGGTCGATTCCTCGGCCGGCAGTGGCGTGTCCGGTCCATAGACGCTGGAGGACGAAGCGAAAACGAAATGGCGGATGCCGTGGATTCGGCAATGTTCCAGGAGCCGCAGGGTGCCGATCACGTTCGTTGAATCATAATCGAAAGGCCGGTCCATCGAGGGGCGAACACCAGCCAGAGCTGCGAGATGAACAACGGCGTCGATTCCTTGGTCGGGCAGGCGGGCGGTCCTGATGTCGCCGCAGAGGTAGATGCTGCCGTCCGGAAATCTGTCCTCTGGCGGGATCAAGTCGTAGCCGATGACTTTGTGGCCTGCTGCGGTGAGGTGCCGCACGACATGGTTGCCGATGAAGCCGGACGAACCGGTGACGAGGACGGTGAGCGGTTTGAAATCCATGCTCCGCGCCGGGAGTCAACTGCCCAGCACCAGGGAAACCAGGCGGACGATGTGATCCGATGTCAGTTCGTTCGGCCCGAGTCTCACCACACGCCATCCGGCCAATGAGGCTTCGAGGTATTTCTCCAGGTCGGCGGCGAAGCCAGCCCCGCGGTTGTGACGCCCGTTCACGTAGATTCCGCCTTCGATTTCGATCAGAGTTTTCGATTCCTGGTGAGCGAAGTCCGCTCGCCATTTCCGCACGGGATGAAATCGGAATTCCTTTTCCAACTCAGGTCCACCCAGCGCCCGCCACAGAAGTTCAAAGCGTTTCTCAAGCCTGCTTGGCGGCTTGGCACCCCGGAACACTTTGCGGGCGCGGGTCGCCATCAGAGGGGCAATTTCGGCTGATTGGGATCGTCGATGGAGCACTCGATTTCATCGGTCGTCACCTTGGACACGCGGCACGTCACCTTGAGTTTGGTGGGTGAGTGCGAACGGTCGAAGGTCACGCGGAACCCGAGGCTGAACTTGCCGTCTTCGTCGGCGCTGTCCTCGGCTTCATCGAAATGAACATCGAGAAGTTCCTTCACCGCATCGACGGCGGCTTTGCATTCGGTGGGCTTGGTGTTCATGGCTTGGTGTTGCGGAGGGTTTCTTCAATGCGGCGGAGTGCGGCCATTACCGAGGCGTTGTGATCGGCGAGGGTGCGTTTGCGTTCCTCGCTGGCCTTGAGCCATTTCGAGATCGTGCCGGCCGCACCGAAGGTGATGGCGAAAAAGCCGACGAAGGTGAGGATGTCAGTGAGTAGGTTCATGGCTTGAGGTTGTTGAGGCGTTCTTCGATTTTGGTGAGCGAGCGATTCACTGAGTCGCGAAACCCGGTGAAGAAGAACACGGCGTCGATGAACTTCATGACGGCGTAAGCGGCAATGATGATGCAGGCTGTGAAGCCCATGAGGATGAAGAATGCTTCCATGATTTTAGTTTATTGTTAGAGTTGGTTGTAGATGGTGACGATCGGTTCGAGGTCTCGTTTGAGAGCCTCCCGCTGTTCGTCGGTGGCGGTGTCCAGAAAACGGTTTGCCTTCATCCGCTTCCACCAGACGGAGAGGCGGTTCACGAATGGGATGTGGTTGTCGATGCCCTTGTCGGACTCGTCCGGCTCCAGATCCTTCTCGGTGGCGATGCGGCCAAGATTGAGCGACTTGCGCAAGCGGCGGGTGGACATCCGGCGTCCGGCATCTTCCTCGGCGACGCAGGCTTCGATCCAATCCTGTTTGTCTCCGTCGGGCAGCTTGGCCATCAGGCGGTGGTGTTCCCACGAGAGTCGTTCGCTGCGCAGCGAATACGGGACGTTGCGTGAAACATAGGCGTAGTTCTGGAGCGTGGAGAGGTCGAGACCGGTAGCTTTGAGAGCGAGCTGATAGGATGGATGATCCACCTTGCGGTCTGGATCGCCTTGGGTGCCGAACAGGCTTTGCCCATAGACGAGCCAATCGCCGACGATGAATGCAATCGAACTGGCGGCTTCACCGATGCTGGTGGCGAGTTCCTGCCATTCCTCAACGCTGAGTTTGTCGGAGATTTGCAGGCCGACGCGACTGACGGTGACCTTCGGGTTTGGGAGTCTAAGTGAGTTCATGGGATCTGGTGGATCTGATGCGTGCGGCGCGATACCGCTTGCGGGCTGTCAACGAGCGCATGGCGCGGGATGGTTTGAGATCGAGCAGCTCGGTTAGTTCGACACAACGCTTGCTGACCGCCGCCCTGGTGATGCCGTGGCGTTCGGCGATTTCAGTCATCGAAGAACCGGTATAGGAAAGGCCGCTGACCAGGGCGATGCACTCGGCGGTGAGGCGGGCATTGTCGTGGCAGAGGATTTCACCCAGCACCCGCCGCAGGGATGCCCACACGGATTCGGTGTCGCATGTTTCGTCATCGGATTCCGGCTCGGGTTCGGGCATCACGGCCGGATCGTCACCTTCCTTCATCAATGGACTGTCGGCGGCATCACCATTTGCGGAGCCGTTGCCGTGATGGGCGAGGCATGGCGCGGCAAGCCCTTGGGCTTCGAGTTTGCGGCGTTCGTCCGCAGGCAAGGACTCAATCCACGCCCGGTATTCGCGCTGATACTCGGCATCGCGGGACTTCTGTTTTTTGGAGTAGTCGTCGGAGTTCATTTCTCGGCCCAGGTGGTGCAGATGTTTGCTTCGACTTCGACCGGCACCTCGGGGAAGAGGGCGGACATGGCTTCGACCATCGCGGTCGTGATGATTTCCCGACATTCGTCGGCGGATTCCTCGCGGCACTCGACGACGACTTCATCGTGGACGGTGGAGACGATGCGGGCGGATTTCGGCAGGCGTTCGTGGATCAGGATGAGGGCGTGTTTCATGCCGTCGGCTGTGCCGCCCTGGACCGGGGTGTTCACCAGCGCGGTGAAGCGTTCCCACTCGCTGGCTTTTTCCGGGACGAGACGACGACGGCCGGTGCGGGTGCGAACTTCCGTGACGCCCGACTCTGCCTGGTTGTGGCTGGTGCCATGCCATTGGCGGAGACGCGAGTAGGTGCGGAAGAACGCTTGGCGGATGTCGGTTGCCTGATCTTCGTCGAGGGTGACGCCGTATGAGCTGGCGGCGTATTTCACCAGACCGGGGGCGGACTGGCCGTAGAGCAGGCCGAAGTTCACCGCTTTCGCCAACTGCCGGTCGGACTTCGTCACCTGATCTTCGCGTTTGCCGAGCACGGTGGCGGCGGTGAGTTTGTGAAGGTCCGCGCCCGACTTGTATGCGTCGATCATCTTGGTTTCGCCCGCGATGGCTGCCGCCGCACGCAATTCGATCTGCGAGTAGTCGGCGACGATGAGGCGTTTGCCTGCCGGTGCAGTGAAGGCTTCCCGCATTTCACCCCGTCCGATGTTCTGGAGGTTCGGTTCCTTGGATGAGAAGCGACCGGTGGCGGTGCCGAGTGGTTCAAAGCGTCCGTGGATCCGTCCGTCTTTCTGGATGTGACCAACCAGTGATTCGGCTTGCTGGGCGCGTTTGCTTGCTTCGCGGTAGGCCAGCACCAGGGGAACCAAGTGGCCGTCGTCGGATGCCTTGAGGATTTCTTCGGCGGTGGATTCAAGTTTGATGCCCGCGCCGCGAAGAGCAGCAAGAATCTGGCTTGGACTG